AAATAACAAACTAACATTACGGTTAGCAAATGGATCCCAAATTAAAGCAACTTCAGCAGCATCAGATGCGGGTAGATCAGAAGCAGTATCTTTACTACTAATTGATGAGGCAGCATTTATTGATAATATTGGAGAAATTTGGGCTTCAGCACAACAAACCTTAGCAACAGGTGGTGGTTGTATAGCATTATCCACCCCTTATGGTACAGGTAATTGGTTTCACCAAACATGGACAAGAGCTGAAGGTGGTGAAAATGATTTTTTACCTATTAAATTACCTTGGTATGTGCATCCTGAAAGAGATGAAACATGGAGAAAAAAACAAGATGAATTATTAGGTGACCCTAGAATGGCAGCACAAGAATGTGATTGTGATTTTAGCACATCAGGTGATATTGTATTTTATCCTGAATTAATAGATTTTTACGAAAAAACATATGTAAAAGATCCTATGGAAAAAAGAGGAACAGACCAAAATTTATGGGTTTGGGAATCTGCAGATTACAGTAGAAATTACATGGTGGTAGCTGATGTATCTAGAGGAGATGGAAAAGATTATTCTGCATGCCACGTTATAGATACAGAAACAAATGTACAAGTTGCTGAATATAAAGGACAATTAGGTACAAAAGAATATGGACATTTATTAGTTGGATTAGCTACTGAATATAATGAAGCAATGTTAGTAATAGAAAACGCTAATATTGGTTGGGCAACTATACAAGTTGTTATTGATAGAGGTTATGCTAATCTTTACTATTCACAAAAGAGTGAGTCCGCCAATGTAAATTCGTATTTTGATAAATATCAAGACCACTCTAAAATGGTAGCTGGTTTTACAATGTCCTCTAGAACACGACCTATGGTAATAGGTAAGTTTCAAGAATATATTGGTGATAAAGGAGTAACAATTCAATCAAAAAGATTGATAGAAGAAATGAAAACATTTATTTGGCGTAATGGAAGACCAGAAGCACAATCAGGATACAATGATGATTTAGTTATGGCTTTTAGTATGGCAATGTATGTTAGAGATACAGCATTAAAATTTAGACAACGAGGAATAGATTTAACAAAACAAACATTAAACAATATGTCAGTTAATAGAACTCCCTACCTGGGAAGTTATGGTGGAGGAAGCGGTCAAGTGCCAAATCCATACCAAATAGACACACCAGGTGGTAAAGAGGATATTAGTTGGATATTAGACTAATATTTATAACAATAATTATATATTAATATGGCGGAAAAAGGCGTATTTTCAAGATTAAGAAGATTATTTTCTACAGATGTAGTAATACGAAATGTAGGAGGTAATCAAATAAAAACAATAGATTCGGGACATATCCAATCCAGTGGAGAATATGAAACGAATTCATTAATAGATAGGTTTAATAGAGTATACTCTACTATGCCTACCTCTTTATATGGGGCTCAATTTAACTTAAATTACCAATATTTAAGAACACAATTATACTCAGAATATGATGTAATGGATCAAGATGCAATTATCGCTTCTGCCTTAGATATTGTAGCTGATGAATGTACATTAAAAAATGATATGGGTGAGGTGCTTCAAATTAGAAGCTCAAATGAAGACATACAAAAATTATTATATAATTTATTTTATGATGTATTAAACGTAGAATTTAACCTATGGATGTGGGTTAGACAAATGTGTAAATATGGTGATTTTTTCTTAAAATTAGACATAGCAGAAAAATTCGGTGTTTATAATGTAATACCTTACACTGCTTACCATATTGAAAGAATAGAAGGATCTAATCCACAAAATCCTGCTGAAGTAAAATATAAATGGAATCCTGATGGATTTGCAGGTAGTTCTTATGGGTATTATAATGTACCAGGACAACAATTAGATGCAGGTCCAGATGATAAAGGAGCTATTATATATGATAATTATGAAATGGCTCACTTTAGAATGGTTGGTGATGTTAATTACCTTCCTTATGGTAGAGCATATATTGAACCAGCTAGAAAATTATTTAAACAATATACATTAATGGAAGACGCGATGTTAATTCATAGAATTGCTCGTGCACCAGAAAAAAGAGTATTTTATGTAAATGTTGGAGCTATCCCTCCAAATGAAGTAGAAGCATTTATGCAGAAAACTATTTCAAACATGAAACGTACTCCACTTATGGATGAAAAAACAGGTGAATATAATCAAAAATATAACATGCAAAATATGTTAGAAGATTTTTATATTCCAGTTAGAGGTAATGATCAATCAACAAAAATTGATACTACACCTGGATTACAATATGATGGTATTGCTGATGTTGAATATTTAAGAGAAAAATTATTCGCAGCACTTAAAATACCAAAAGCGTTTTTAGGGTATGATGAAAATATAGAAGGTAAAGCTACATTAGCAGCCGAAGATATTAGATTTGCTCGTACGATAGATAGAATACAAAGAATATTACTATCAGAACTAAACAAAATAGCTTTAGTACATTTATATACTCAAGGTTATACAGATGAAACATTGACAAATTTTGAATTATCAATGACAACACCATCTATTATATATGATCAAGAAAGAATTGAATTATTAAAATCTAAAGCCGAATTAGCAGGTACAATGTTAGAACAAGGTTTAGTACCATCTGATTGGATATATCATAATATCTATCACTTTAGTGAAGACCAATATGATGAGTATAGAGATTTAGCTAGAGAAGATGCTAAACGTAAATTTAGATTAGAACAAATTAAAGCAGAAGGTAATGATCCTGTATCAACAGGTAAATCATATGGTACACCTCATGATTTAGCATCATTATATGGTTTAGGTAGAACACAATCAGACCCAGCAAATGTACCAGACGGATATGCTAAAGATGATCCTAAATTAGGTCGTCCAGTAGATTCAATTACTAATAGAGGTAAACAATCTAATAATTTTGGCAAAGATCCATTAGGCGTAAAACGTATGAAGGATACAGACAAAAATGATGGAGATGGAAGACCTAGTGTTAGGGAATCTGAAAGTGCTCAGGTAACATTCCTAAAAAATAAGGAAATGTTCCGAAAAATGAACAAAAAACAGTTGGTATTTGAACAAGATCAAGATGATAGTAAATTACTTGATGAATCTCAACTAAAAGGTTAATATTTATAAATAAATATATTTTTGATGAAAATAAAACATTCAAAGTATAAGAATACAGGTATTCTTTTCGAATTACTAGTTAGACAAATTACTGCAGACACTTTAAAGGGTGATGATTCACCTGCTATTGGTTTATTAAAAAAGTATTTTGTTAAATCTGAGTTAGGTAGAGAATACAAACTGTATGAATCGATACTAAAATCTAAAGTAATTAATGAATCTAGAGCAACTATGTTTATTAATACAGCTCTTGATAATTCAGCTAAATTCAATAAATCTGGGTTAAAACGTCAAAAGTATAATCTAATTAATGAAATTAAAAATCATTATGATTTAAATACATTCTTTGGTGCAAAAATCAAAGACTATAAAGAATTAGCAGCATTATATACATTAATAGAAGGTGTAAGCAACGATAAAGACACAGATACTAACCAATTAGTAAATAATAAAATTACTTTAATTGAGTTTTTAACTAAGGATAAAGTATCAACTGAACGAAAAGATTTAGTATTGGAAGAATATTCTACATATGACAAAGATACTAGAATTCTTACTCAGAAAATAATGTTAGAAAGGTTTAATGATAAGTATGATACTTTAACTTCTGATCAAAAACAAGTATTAAAAGAATTTATTAATTCAGTAGATTCTACTCCTGGATTGAGAAAATTTTATAATATTAAAATAACAGAGTTAAAAAATACATTAAGTGCTGAATCTAAAAATATAAAGGATAAAGCTACAAAGGTTAAAATAACCGAAATATCTAAATTTTTAACTGAATTAAATAAAACTGATAAAGTAAACAGTAATAATTTAGTTGATTTGTTGCAATACTATGATTTAGTAAATGAAATAAAAACAGCAAATGGCCAAGTACAAATTAAAGCTTAAAGAAGCTCCCGCTCCTAATTTAGCTAAACAGGGTAATTACAAAATCGGTGATATCACTTATTCAAAAGATGGTGACACTAGGTTTGCTGTTGATGATATTAATCCTGAAAGTGGGCAAGTATCTTGGAAAGTAACTACATTACCTAATTTTGATAAATTATTTGATGATGTAACTGATGCTGCTATGTCAGCTAAAGGTGTTTATACTAAAGTAAAAGATGACGAAAAGTTTAGAGAGTTTTATGAAGAATTAAAACAAACTAGAAACAAAATTAGAACTCATTTACGTACAGAATACCCAGAAGATTATAAAAGAATGACTATGAATGAAGGAGATGTAGAAGAAATGTCTATGTCAGGTGGAGCAGGTGCTTATTTAACACCTTATGCTTTTAAATTACCTAAAAAAAAGAAAAAAGTTAAAGAAATAAAAAATGATCCTGGAGCTACATTAGGACCTGGTCCAGCGGCTAGTGAAGATGGTGTAAAAGACAATGCTTATGTAAAACAATTTAAGTATCAATTAGTTCCTAAAAATAAAAATGGGACTTACGTACAAAAAGGTTCAGGACTTGAAGTTAAAAAACTTTTCTAATATGTATAAATATAGAATAACAGAGCAAGACGATAAAGCTGCAAAATACCAAGAAGAACGTATTAATGCTTTTAGTAACATAGAAGATAGAATAGATAATATTAAAAAACAACTACGTCAAGCAAAAATAGAAACAATTAAAGTATATAGAGAACAACCAGACACATTTGCTGTTGTAACACCTACAGATTTAATTGAAGATTTTTTAAAAGACATAGAAACATTATTAAAATCATAAAAATGAAAACATTACAAGAACAATACACTAAAATCTTAAAGGGCGATGGCCGTAAAGATTTATTCTTAAAAGAAGCGAAGCATAAATATCCTAATTTAATTAGCAATATTACTTCTTTTAAAGATGCTGAAACTATTTTAAAGAATAAAAGCATTATAAATGAAGAATTAGGTGGTGTAGTTACATTACAACCTTTAGTAAAATTAACCTCAGAAGATTTTAACCCAAATAAACAAGCTTGGGAAAATAAATATGAGCAATTTGTTAATGAAGAAAAAGCTAAAGCTTTAAAACCAATTATCGATAATGATATTGATGAAAAAATCAATACTAAAAAAGAAGATGAAGCAGTAAAAGCTGATGGTAAAAAAGTAGCTAAGGGTGTTGATAATGTTGAAGAACGTAATTATGATTATTCTCCAAAAGAAGATAATATTAATAATGTTAATGCTCAGGAAATGATGAATGGCGTTTACTATGAAATAAAAGAAAACCCAGAATTATCATTAGAAGAAGCACAAGAAAAAGTAATTAAAAACCTAGCTAAAGATCAATTACACTATGTAAAAGAAGGTCAATTTGGTGTAGGTATAGGATATACAGAACAAAAAGTAGAAGAAAACTCAGGTAAAACATACGGCGGAAGCGGTTATAGCGATAAACTTAAAGAAGGATCAACAGATATGAAAGCAATTAAAGAAGAATTATACAAAAAACTTATTAAAGAAGGATTAGGTGGTGTAGTAACTACAGGAAACCCAAATTCATTAGCAGCACAATCAGGTAATGCAATTAGACAAATAATGGCTGAAGATGAGTGGCAACAACAATCTGGTGCTCAGTATCATGATTCATTATATGCTGAAGGCGCTAAACCAGATTTTATGGATATTGATGGAGATGGAGACAAAGAAGAGTCTATGAAAAAAGCTGGTAAAGATAAAAAAGCTAAAAAACCTAAAAAAGAATCAATTGATGCTAAATTAGCTGAAATAGGAAAAGCTAGTGATATAGTTAAAATGGAAGCTCAATTAGAATTTTTACATAATCACATTGATGAGAAAAATGATAGAGTAAATTCAATTAATGAAGATGAAAATCTTAAAGAATTAATTGATAAGTCTAAAATGAAAGAAATGCAAAGAGAAATTAAGCTTTTAGAAAAGAAAAAAGCTGGAATGGAAAAAGTATATGAAAAATCTTGTGGTAAAGCTTATAAAAGACCAGAAATAGTAGATGAAGCTGAAGATTTAGATGAAATGGATGCTCAAAGCTGGAATGATAAAAATAACCCAACACAAGGACCTGCAGGTGAGCGTGATCCTAAAAAAGTAGGACAATCAACAGGTGCGTATAGCCTAAATAAATAAAAAAATGGGTAAAAAACTCTTAATTGAAACTCACACCCTAAAATCATCTCCCGTTCAACTAACAGAAAATGTTAGTAAGGAAAATGGTAATATAATTGTTGAAGGGATATTAGCGTCCGCCGAAGTTAAAAACGGTAATGGACGTTATTACTCTAAAGAATTGTGGGAAAGAGAAATGGATAAATATCAAACTCTTATTGAAGAAAGACGTTCAATGGGAGAATTAGACCATCCAGAGTCACAAGTTATAAATTTACAAAATGTTTCTCATATTATAACTGAATGGAATTGGGATGGAGATAATGTAATGGGTAAAATAGAAATATTACCTACTCCTTCCGGAAACATATTAACTGAACTTATTAAAAATGGTGTTACAGTAGGTGTATCATCTAGAGGAATGGGTTCATTAGAACAAAGAGGTGGAGTAATGGAAGTACAAGATGACTTTGAATTACTATGTTGGGACTTTGTTTCAACACCATCTAATCCAGGATCATTTATGGGTGTTTTACAAGAAGGTAAACAAACTTTCGAATATGATTATACTAAAGTTAACAGTATAGTACATGAAATCCTTTGTTCTAAAGGTTCTTGTCCTATAGTTTAATTTTAAGATATTTTCATATACGTATAACCGCAATACACCATCTCTTATATGGTGTGAATAAATTATATTTCTATTACGATTCTTAATAATCGTATTTCACAAACAAAAATTTTGGGATTATGGCAACAAACAGAGATTTGCTAAAAGAGGCCATTGCAGACGCTAAATCCGTTAAGGAAGTAGCAATCGCAAACGCCAAACTTGCTCTAGAAGAAGCTTTTACACCATTTTTGAAAGACCAATTATCTGCTAAATTGCAGGAAATGGATGACGAAGATGTTAAAAAAGAAGAAATAGAAGAAGTTGAAGAAGTAACAGCTGAAGGTAAGAAAAAAGAAGACGAAGTCGTTAAAGAAGACGAAGTTAACTTAGACGAACTATTAGCTGAACTTGAAGAATCCGAAGAAATTGACGAAGCAAAAAAGGACGACGGCAAGGAAGACGTTAAAGAAGACGCTAGAACTGACGCTGAAGAAGAAGGCTTTTTAGATGGAAAAAAGGACGAAAAAGAAGACATGGAAGACGAGATGGACGACGAAGAAATCGATCTTGAAGATATGTCAGAAGACGACCTTAAAGGATTTATCGAGGATGTCATTAAAGACATGGTCGCTGACGGAGAAATTGAACCGGGCGATGAATTCGTAGAAGACGAAGTTGAAGTTG